TCGTGCCGCCGATGCGGAGAATCGAGCCGCCGGAGGTCGTGGCGAAACCGGACGAGTTCGGGCTAGAGAGCAGCATCGCGCCGCCCTCGCGGATCGGATACCCGCGCAGCGTCAGCGAGCCCAGATTGATCATCGGCGAGAAGTTCCAGCTTGTGACGTCTTGGCGGAAGACGCTGAACTGCGACCCCGTCCAGCCGGCCGAGAGGGCGATTTGATTCGTCGCCGACAGATTCTTGATGCAGAGCAGCTTCACGACGCCGATGCCGATCGTCGAGAAGTCAACCTCGTCAAAGCCGCTGGACACGATTGTCCTCCGGTCGCTCCAGACCTTCGTGCAGTCGCCGACGTCGAACGAGAACTCAATCGGCTGGTCGGTGGTCGCGGTCGTCAGCCCCCGCCGCGCTTGCAGGCGAGCCGACACGTTCGCGCGTACCGTCGCCGTGAGGCTCATCGGTATCCGCCCCAGCCGCTCGCCGCGAGCAGCGTCTCGAAGGTCTGCGGCACCGGCAGCACCTGGCTGTAGCCGGCCACGACGGGCTGCCGCATCTCATACCAGTGGGCCACAAGGAGCATGATCAGACTCTTCACCGTCGCCGGCACGCTCGCGCCGCTGGCACCGTAGCCAGCCGTCCACCGCACGGTGACGCTGTTCTCGTCACCTCGTACCGCAGGCCAGACGCCTTCGTAGAGCGGGTAGATGCGGCCGGGGGTCGCGTAGGCGTCCACCTGGAAGGCGTTCGCCGCGCTGGTGATCGTGTTGTTGGCCCCAGCCTCGTCGCGGTAGATGACCGTCACCGTCGCGGCCTGCATGGGCGGGCGGGGCAGGATGACCTCCCAGAGCGGGAAGCAGTCATAGCGGGCCTCCCAGACCTGGGTGATCAAACTCAAGTCCAGCACGTTCTCGACGTACTCGCGGGCCGCGGTGATCAGGCTCGAGATGTAGGCGTCCTCGTCGGTGCCGTCGACTCTGCACTGCACCTTCGCCTCGGCGAGCGTCACCGGCTCGACGGCCGGGGCCGTAAACCGCGTGAGGCTGCGATACGGCGTGATCGTGCTGTCTGGATGCTCCGGCGAGCCGTAGGTGATCGTGACGGTCATTTCACTCGCTTCCTTGCTTGCGTCTGAACCGTGGCCTTCTCAGTCCGCTCCTCGATCATCGCCGTCTCGGCGGTCTTCTCGCCGACCGGCTCGATCATCCCGCGGGCGATGAAGATGCGGGCCATGCCGTCGCCCCAGTCGAACACCTGCCCGACCCGATACCCGTTGAACGCCTTGACTACGCGAATCTTCATTTTAAGACGCCCCAGGCTGTTTCTGGCGGCATCTGGCCGCCGTTCCAATAGTCGGTCGTGTGCTGCTGCACCTTGCCGCCGTCGACCTCGCGGCTGGGCCAGGTGATCATCAGTTCGGCGTGGCCGACGCTGATGTTCGTCGCGAGGCCCAGCTTGTTGCCGGCCTTCGCGAAGCCCCTCCAGAACGAGATGTCCTCGTCCGTGTGCGAGCCATTCCAGTCGCCCTGCTCGTTCGGCGTGGCGACGAACCAAGGCTTCTCCATCTTCTTGATCGCGTCGGTCTTGATCAGCGTCAGACCGAAGTGGGCCGTCTCGACGAGCTGCACGGGCTTGGAGAACCAGTTTCCATCGACCGTCGTCTTATCGTCGCTCGAGACGCCTGGGAGGGCGAACATCACGCACTGGCTCTCACGCTTCGTCTGAAGCGGGGCGATGGCATCGACGCCGGCGTGCATCATCAAGGCCATGAGCGCCTCGACGGTCTTGCTAGAGAAGACGGTATCGTAGTCGATCGTCAGAATGGCATCGTACTTGTCGATGACGCTCTCGATCGACCGCGTCAGGCACTGCCCGAAGAAGACACCCGTGTGTTTGATGACGGGAATCTGGTGGGGCGTCAGCGCCGAGTGGACGCAGAAGAAATTGTCGGTGAAGCCGAGGCGGGGCGTGCTCATTACGGCACACACCCGCATCTCGGCTTCGCAACTACCGACACGAACCAGCATCTATCGCTCCTTGTGTAGGAGCGGGCGCGCATCCTTGCGCCTTAGCCGGCCGTCGTGGCCGTCCCGCTTGTATCGGGACTAGCCACGCACCCAGGTCAGGACATTCGCGTCGCTCGCATTGGCCGGCGACTCGGCGGCCCGCGAGAGGCGGCCCGTGATCGCTACGTTGGCCGTGGCGCCGGGGGTGTAGGACACCTTCAGGTAGCGCTTCCGGGCCTTCGTATCGACGTCGAGCTTCACCACCGAGGTCGAGGCGGTGCCGGCAGCCGTGATGGCCGGAACGGTGAAACCGCCCGTGCCGCCGGCCACGAACGCCGTCACGTCGGAGTAGCCGGAGCCAGAGGCGTCCGACTCTTCGATCTTGAGCACGTTCGCGAACGTCGTCGCGGCGTTGCTGCCACGGAGCACCGTCAGCGAGCAGTAGTCGTAGCCGATCGTGTCGATCGTCAGCGAGGCCGTTGCGGTCGCACCGACTGCCGCATTCGGGAGTTCAGCCACGACGCGGTGGTTCTGGGAGTGAATCATCTGGGTTCTTGCTCCTGGTTAGGTTTTGAGTTAGGCCGTCTTGAGGGCGACAACGGGGCCGACTTCGCTCGTCGTTCCGAGCGAGTGATGGTTCACGTCGAACCGCATCGTGCCCTGGAGGAGGAGCTGGTCGGTGGTGGCGTACACCTGATCGAACAGCCGCACCGAGAAGTCACGACGACGGGCGTAGATGCTGGAGAGGGCCATGTTGCCGAACAGCACCTTGATCTTGGCCGAGTCCGCGCCGAGGGTGCTGTTCATGACGTGAATCGTGCGGACTGGATATCCAAGAAACGACTCGCCGCTGCCGGCACCGACGTTCTCGACGGTGTTGCCGCCTGCCGCATACTTGAGGCGGGCGATGCTCGCCGCGTAGCCGGCGGGGCTCACATACCAGGCTGCACCCTGGCGGGCGTAGATTGGCAGCTTGCCGATGACGTTGAGGAAGTCCTCGATGTCGAGCGTCTCGAAGCCGGTGTTGCCGGCCAGGGCCGTGACCACCGAGGCGGTGTGGGCCGCACCGTTGATCTTGTTCGTGATTCCGTTGATCCCGCCGAACTCGCTGGTGCCATCACCGAGCCAGCCGCACTGGTCGATTTTCAGCGCCAGCGAAGTGCTGAACTCAGTTGCAGCGGCATCCGCAAGCGACACCACGCCGGCCGTATCTTCGACCACTTCGGACGACATCCGGCAGCCGACGGCGAGCTTCTTCGCCACGAGGCTGACGTTGCCGTATGTGGGCTCCGATTCGGTGATGCTCGAGCCTTCGCCGACGAAGTAGGCCGTCGTGCCGGTGAGCCGCTTCGGGATCACCATCGTGTCACGCGACATCGTCACGCTCTCGGCGGCGCCGGGGAACGTGCCGTAGGTTTCGACGAGGCGGATCACGCGGGCGGCGAACTCTTCGGGCACCAGAGCGCCACCCGAAGCGTTGTTGTTTTCGCCGAGTGCGCGGGCCTCGACGCCGTTCTCACGGCACCACCGGATGTCCGACTCGCTCTTGAACACGGTGGCCTTGATCCAGCGACCGCAGCGGTAGGCGCTCTCGACGGCGTCCGGGCCTTCGTTGAAGGCGCGGAGGGTCGTGTGATGCGGGTTGATGGCCCGAATCTCGACCTTCTTGGGCTGCTCGGCCACGACGGGAGCAGCGACCTCCGCGGGGGCGGCCTTCTCGACCACCGCACGCAGCTCGGCTTCCTTCTTGGCGAGGGTGCCCTCGAACTCCAGGTCAGACTTCACCGCGTCGGCTTCCGTCGACAGCTTGCGAAGTTCCGCGGTTTGCTCCTCCGAACGCTCGGCCACGTCGGCCAGTTCGGTCATCCGGGCGGCGATCGCCGCGGCACGGTCCTGAAGTCGCTTGAGGTTGCTCGCCATTTTTGGCCCTGCTCCTTGTTGAGCCGGCCAACGCGAATGTGCGGCGGCCGGCGGGTGTATTGCCCGCAAGCACGCCGCGACAAGAATCCTCAAGTCGCTCGCACTGCTCCTCACGAAATCCTTCGTGAGGCTTATATCTTGTAATGTAGGCTGTGACTTACTTCGCGTGCAAATGAGTGCGGAGCAACTCTGCCTTCAGCCCAGCGATCTTCGACTGGTAGTCGGTCGTGTCAGCACTGATGACAACAGCGATCGTCGGTTCGACGAAGTCATCGCGCTCTTCATCGACAACCTCTTCGCTCCGCTCGCCTTCGAGCTGCTTGACCTTGCGAGCAGACCAGTTCTTCGCGGGGTCGCCGCCCCACAAGAGCCACGCGACATACCCCGGCTTCTCTTTGCCAGGAGTGTCCCAGCCAGGTGACTTGCTCGCCGACTCATGCCGCGAGAACCACGCACTCATCTCGCGCACCCAATCCTCGTTCATCTCCTCGCGGCGAGCTAGGCGATTGGCACGGGCGACCGTCTCGGGCTTCAGGCCGTCGCCGCTCTTGCCCTCTTCGTGGAGCTTCAGGCCACGGCGGGCCGCCGAAGCCATGCCGGCCGTCGGCTTCATCGAAACGGCCCGCTCGTCTTCCTCGGCTTCCGGCTCCGGCAGCGGGTCGATCTTCGTGAGCGTCGAGGCCCGATGGCCGACGATCTTGTCGGTCGCCATCCAGCCGTCGCCATCCTTGGAGTAGATGCGAATGAGCACCGCGGGGTTGTCGGGCGTGCCGGTGACGCCAAAGTCGGAGTCCGGCACGTCGATGCGGCCGTCGTCCACGATCTTCGTGATCTTCCCGCGGGCCATGCCGCCAGAGGAATTCCACGACACGAAGTCTCCGACGGCGATCGAATCAGCAGCCGCCCGCGTCTCGCCGGCCGCCATCTCCAGGGCACGCTTGCTGACGTAGGTTTCCGTGGCGAGGTAGGCCGGCGTATCCACGGGGCCGGCGTCTCCCAGGAACGAAAACTTCTTGATCCGGCGGATCATCCGGCCGCCGGCATCCCTCTGCCACGACTCGTCCTTGGGATTCGAGCGGAACGCGAAGCTCGAGCCACGAACATCGCCCCGAGAAATCAATTCGACGACCGCTTCGGCAGACTTCGGCGGGTCGATCTCATATCGCAGGCCGCGCTCGTCGACCATGAGCCGCATCGTGCCGCTCGAGGTCCGGCCGATCACCTGCGTGTG